ACCAGGAGAATACTAATATGCTATTTGGATCTAACAGAGACTTCGATTTACTGGTAAGTATTAATAGAGAACTACTAAAAGATATAGTAGAACAAGAGATACTGTACTATAAGATAGCATTAGATGAAATAAATGTAAATATCTACGGTGAATCACTAGAAAAAACATATAATACAGCTGTAAAGCTCAATTGTTTAATAACTAGAGGTGATCAAGTTATAGATATACAAGAGTTCGGACCTGATTTAGGTAGAGAAGCATCATTTGCATTCTTAAGACCTGATTTATCAGACGTAAATGTAGTACCAGAGGTAGGTGATATCATATCTTGGCATGAAGACTACTATGAAGTTGATACAGTAAGAGAGAACCAGTTATTCTTAGGCAGAGACAGTAGTTATAACCTTAATTCAAGCACATCTGGGTTTGGTTCTTCTATATCTATTATAGTAGACTGTCATTTAACAAGAGCCGACAGAGTTGGCATAGCAGAAGTAAGATAATATGGCACAGAAACCTAATATACCTAAGTCACAAGAACAACTATCACAGGATTCGATATCTACGTATAAAAATCCTGAATCTGGTGCTGAAATCAACTCTAAAGCCTCACTTAATACTGATAAAAATAGAGAAAATCAAGTAAGAAGAGATAATGATGAGGTTCAAAACTTCAAAGTAGGTATAAAAGACATAGATGAAGCTATCTTTTACTATTTTAACGATGTATTGAGACCCCAAGTTACTCAAAACGGTAAAAAACTTAACGTACCTCTTGTATATGGTTCACCTGAGCGCTGGTCTGCAGTTCAAAAAGATGGATACTATAGAGATAAGAACGGAAAAATGCAGGCTCCTATCATAATGTTTAGGAGAGACTCATTAGAAAAGAATAGACAGTTAGGAAATAAGTTAGATGCTAATAATCCTCATAATTTTGGTATCTTTACTAAGACTTTTTCTAAACAAAACGTATATGATAAGTTTTCTGTATTAAATAACAGAGTTCCTGAAAAGGAATTCTATGCTGTTGTAATACCTGACTATGTAAACATAGTATATTCATGTATTATATTTACAGACTACTTAGAACAAAATAATAAAATAATAGAAGGTATTAATTTTGCTTCTGATTCCTACTGGGGTAACCCATCTAAGTTTAGATTCAGAGCAATGATAGATAGTTATACTACTGTTACCGAGGTTGTACAAGGAAATGAAAGAATTAATAAAACAGAATTCAATATTAACCTCTTAGGACATATTATAACAGATTCGATTAATGCACAAGCTTATAATTCAAAGAAATTTTATTCAAAATCTGCTATTAAATTCGGAGCTGAAACTGAAGATAGTTTTTAAGAGAGATATTTATAACAAGACTCAAAAATCTTGTGAAATAAGCAGATAATGACAAATTTTAGCACAGAATTATCGGGATCGTTAATATTTAGAAGTAGTTCTATTACTACTGCTGTGTTTAGACCTAGTAATCTAGGACTACAGTTAACTGGTTCACTGAAAGTATCAGGATCAGATATAATTTTAAATGGTTCTAGTATAGATACTAGGATAGCTACGTTAGAAGCAGGATCTGTAGGTGTTTCGTTACTACCATTAAATCAATTTACTGGTTCAACCAATACATTTACCGGCTCTACTTTAACTAGATTAAGTTCACTACAGGCAGCTACCTCATCTTACCTAACTTCTACACCTTCAGGAACAGTATCATCCTCAGCTCAAATAGAATCTTTAGGGTTTATTACTTCATCTGGAGTATCGAGCTACACTGACCTTACAAATATACCTTCAGGAATAGTAAGTAGTTCGGTTCAAATTGAAAATTTAGGGTTTGTTACCTCATCAAGCGACTTATCTCAGCTAAATACCTTTACCTCTTCAGCTAATACAAGTATTACAGCTTTAAATACTGCAACTTCCTCATACCTTACTTCTGTACCTGCAGGAACCCTTAGTAGTTCAGCTCAAATAGAGAATTTAGGATTTGTTACATCTTCTGAAGATATAGGAGGGTTAAATACGTTTACTAGTTCAGCTTCTAGTAGATTAGATTCACTTCAAGCTGCTACTTCTTCCTATATAACATCTATTCCTACAGGAACAATATCATCATCAGATCAAATAACTACTTTAGGGTATCTTACATCAGCATCAGCAGCATCTGCTGGGTTTGGTTCAGGAGGAGGATCTTCCTTTACCCTTACTAATGCTAAGATAGCTGGTTTAGGAGCAGGTATACTATCTGGATCAGATCAAGTTGATTATAACGGTAATAGAATAGTATCAAATGAAAACCTTAGAGGGTTATTTAGTGCTTCTTTTAACCCAGGAACTAGTGGTAGTGTAGTAGATTTCTTAAATGCTGTGTTTTTTCCTAATACTAGCCCTTCTATAAGCACTGGAAATCAAGTAATTGAAGAATATCAAGCTTCTGGTTCATCAGTAGTTACTATAGCCGGATCAGATGCAGAGGGACAGTCATTAACATTTAGTACTAGTAGTGCTTACACTGCAGATCTCTTCAGAGTCTCTGGAAGTGGTTTAATTACCCTCAATTCACTAGCTTCTGCATCATTTAATACAGATAATAGAGGAGATGACGTACTTGCACACCCTATAATAGTGTCTGCAACAGATACTTTCAATGCAACAACAAATAAAACAATTTATATACGAGTTACACCTAATGCTGCCCCAGTATTTAGGGAAACATCAACAGGAGGTTCAATAATTACATCTTTTAGTACAACTAGAAATGAAAATGCATCTTCAGGTGAGTTAACCAAGATATATTTTACTGATGCTGAATCAGACACTATAACTATTCAATCTAGCTCAATACCTGGCAATCATTTTAGTATAACTAAATATGCAACCTACGTATCAGTAGCACAAGCTACGAGTTCTTTAGATTATGAGACTACTTCTTCATATTCTTTTAGTATAACTGCTTCAGATGAACATTTTCAAGCTGGACAAGATGCTGATTCAGTAACTACCTTACCTATTACAGTAACTGTAGTAGATAATACAATACCAACAATAAATAATCAGACATTAACAGGGTTTAGTGAAGATGAAAACGATGGAGATAGTTCTAAACAGATATCTGCTTCTGATCCTGAAGGTGATAGTATAGTATTTAAAAACTTTACTTTAGCTGGACTTAAAAACGGTAGTAGTATTATAAGTACAGGAACTTATTCAGGAACAAGCCAGTCAGACCCGGATGAAGATCCATTTTCAATGGCATCAAATGGGGTAATAACTAGAAAATCTTCTCAGAATATTAATTCTGACATTATAGATACATACATCTATAGTGCTTCAGTAACAGATTCATACAATTCAACCTCAGCTTCAGCAGCTATAACATTAACTATAACAGATGACGTAGGACCAAGTATAACTTCTAATGGTTCATTCTATATTATTGAATCTGCACTTAATGGTGCAAGCGTTACTACAGCAACTTCAGGTATAGCAGGAACCGCAGCAAGATATAGTGTAACTAACGGACAATCAGTATCTTGGAATGTAAATCCTACATCAAAATTTGCAATAAACAGCTCAGGCTATATAACTTTATCAGCAAACATATCAGGTTCTCATTTAGGTGGAGAAACTCTTAATGCATCAGTAACAGCATCTAATTCTTTTGGAACTACCGCTGTAGATACATTTACAATTACAGTAACTGATAACTCAGCACCTAATATAACTTCTACTCCTACTACAGCTAACTTAAATACTAACGGAGCAAGAACAAGCAATACATTATATACTATATCTTTTTCAGATCCTGATGGAGATGCAATAGATTTTAGTTCATATGAATTTACAGGTTCATCTAATTTAGGATCAAATAGATCAGGAACTACATTTTTAATTACTGCTAGTGCTAATTTAGCTGCTGGGGATTATCAATTTACTTCTTCTATATATGACACAGGTAGTTTTGATACTAGTACTGGACCGGTAAGCTTTACAGTAAATCAAGCACCAATAGGTAGTTTAACTACTAATGGGACTTTTTATATAATAGAATCAGCATTAAGTGGCTCTAATATAGTAACTAACTCTAACGGTAGAACTGGAACTCAAGGTGACTTAGGAGTTACTTATTCACCTCAATACAACTCTGCTGCAGTTCAATCATTTACTTCTTCTAATGCTGCAATTGTAGTAAATAGTAGTGGTAATCTGACTATAGGTCAAAATGTAAGCGGCTCATCATCTGGTTCAGGAGATAGTTATACATCTAATATAACTTTTAGAGATCAATATGACAACATTGGTTCCGGAAGTATAACAGTTAACATTACTGCTAATAGCTCACCAGCAGCATCATTTACTAACCAAACAGCTGATTTCACAGCTTCAGTGTCTACTAATACTAACTTAGTATCTGTATCTATAACTGATGATGAAAGTGATACTCCATTTTCAATGTCGTTAGGAGGAACTAACGCTTCTTCTTTTAAAGCAGTACCCCTAAATGCAAATTCATCATCATATGAAATACAAGCTGCAAGTACATTAACAGCTGGTACATATAACTATAGTGCATCAATAGTAGATAACTTTAACAAAAGTAGAAGCTATAATAGAGACTTAACTATAGTATCCCAAAAAGGATTAGTATATGGGTACGGAGTAAACTGGGCAGCTAACCCAGCATCGGAAGCTCAATTTTTTGGATCAGCAGGAGATACTGGAGGAGATGGAGTCGCAGTTGAATCAGGCTCTTTAATATCTCATTTTATAAGCGGCTCAATAGGAAGCTCTTTTACATCTTCTTACGGAGCAGCAGCTAATGTAACCTTACTTGCTTCTTCATCATTGAGCACATTATCAGATACAGGAGCAGCAGGAACTTCTACTCTTGGATACTTTAATTTTAGCTCAGGAGGATCACAACACGTAGTAATAATCTTTCCAAGCGCAAGCAATCAGTTTGGTAAACCTAAAACTATGTATGACGGAGTACCACCAGACGGTACAGGAACTGCTAAAGAATTCTATTTATATGCTAAAGATGCTTCTATACCAGGAACAGTTGGTTCAGGTATATACTACTTCCCTGTCAAGGATACTACAGAAGGATCAGATAACTGGGGAATGATTTTTGCAGAAGGAAAAAATACTAACAATTCAAGATATTTCTTGATGCCGGACTCAGCGTCAGCACCATAATACTAATTATATATGCCAACTACAGCAGGTGACATTTACGTAAGATCAGGAGATTCAGGAGCATTTACTGCTGTCGAATATGTCCAAGGAGGATGGACCACAGTCGATTCAGGATCTACTATGAGAGCTTTAGACGAATCTCGTCTTAAAGACGGTCAAGTTATATACGTAAGATCTGAAACTAAAACTTATATAGCTTCTAAGTTTATAGCTTTTTCAACTCCTGGGTATAGCGGCTTCAGTAATTCAGCATCATTTGCAGAATTTAACTTTCCTAGTTCAGGAGGCGGTGGTGGTGGAGGTAGTGGTGATATTACAGCAGTGTTTGCAGGAGACGGTTTAACTGGAGGAGCATCAAGCGGAAATGCTACATTAGAAGTAGATGCAGGATTAGGTATTGGAATTCAAGGAGGGGTAAATATAAATACAAGCTCTACTCACTTTACTAATGCAGTAGTAGATTTAGCAATATTTCAACAAACTGGTTCTACTTACTCAACAACAAATGATCTCGCTGTAACTGGCTCATTAAGTATAGAAATTTCAGACAGTAAAACATTTACTCTATTCTCAGGATCAAGAGAATTATTTAAAATAGATAACGAAGGTATAGTAATATTTACCACACAGTCTTCAGCACCTAGTGCTACTGTTGGCGGTATATATGCAGATACTTCAGGAAGTTTTTATTTTGGTTCTGTGGATTAAGAATTTACTCAATATTTATTAACATAACGATTAACTAAAACATACTAAGTATTATGGCACAATGGAAAAAGGTAATAGTATCCGGCTCCACGGCAAATCTAGCAAACGTCCAGGTTGACGCTTTATCATCAGGTGTAGTAACCGGTGCTTCAGGCAACCTTACCACCACTGCTATAAACGGAACAGGAAATATTGCAGCAACAACCGGAGCAACCGGTTTAAAACACACAGGTAGTTTCAACGGAACATTCGAAGGCGACGGATCAAGTTTAACAGGTATTGTAGCAACTACATTAGATATAGATGCGTTTGGTTCAGATCTTACTAGTGCAACTTTAGCTACAGGAGACAAAATTATAGTATCAGATGATGGTACTGAAGGTAGAGCTAATATTTCTCAACTAGCTACTCCTTTAGCAGGAACTGGTTTAGAAGCTAATTCAGGTACAGTTAGAATAGCAGCCGCTGCAGCCGGTACAGGTTTAACTGGAGGTGCAGGATCAGCTCTTAATGTAATCGGAGGCGACGGTATAACAGCTGGTGCAAATGAGATTGAAGTAACTGTAGATGGTACAACAATTGAATTATCAGCAACAGACGGAACTGGTGCAGTTAGAGTAAA